TAATGCTACTGTTCCAATAGCACTTACAGCGGTAGAACTAACACCATTTCTTGCTAAATTCTTTAAGTTTGATGAATTAAATGTTCCTATCCAAGAACCTTCAGCACTAGCGGTAGCAATCATACTAACATAACTATTACTATATCCGTATACGGTCATATTATTACCTCCAACAAAATAGTGATTATTAAGACGAACACCACCAGCGGTGCTTGCTGCTCCAAATGAATATGTTTCACCACCCATATTACCTGCGGTATGATATATTCCCCACGATGTATTTGTTGCTGATGCTTCTACACTTGGATTATAGTTTGTGTTTCCATAACCATTACTATTATTCGTTACACCCGAAGTATTAAATGTTAAGTTAGCAACATTACTCCAAGTAATATCAAATTGACTCTTTGTTCTTAAAGCATTTAATGCTGTTGATGCTGCTGTTTCACCAACCATTAGATATAAAACATCAATATCATTATACAAACTATTTGATTTTAATTCAGTAAATAATGTATTTGTTGCCGCTGATATTGTAGGACTTAATGTTCCACCAGTAAGTAATACCGCTGATAAATAAGCAGCAGCATCAGCATCAAATGCTGGAGTAGTTGTTGGAGTAGGGGTCGGTGTTTTAGTAGTTGTTGGTGTCGGTGTTACATAACCTGGACAATCAGGGTATGTTATTGTTGCCGCACCAAAATCTCCAGTTGCTGAAGGTGGATATTGTTGTCCATTATAAGTAAATCCACCACTCCAAGAATCAGAAAAAATAGCACTATTTTGTCCTATACCACAAGTTTTTGCTCCAAACTGATTAGTTATAGCCCAATCATTACTTGCTTGGCGATAAATAATTAATCCATATCCAGTTGTGTGAACCCAAGCAGTATAACTTACACCACTTAATGTAGAACAAGTTATATTAAAGATTGTTCCACCCGTTAAGTTATAATTAAGATAAGCAGGACCTCCATTATTAACTTGAATATATGTTCCACTAAAACCACTCATATCAGGTGCTCCGTCCCAAGCAACATTAAGTGTATCACATATAGGATTAGTTGGAGTCACAGTTGGAGTTACTGTTGGTGTCGGAGTATTAGTAGGCGTAGTGGTAGGAGTGCTAGTCGTAGTTGTTGTTGGTGTGATACTTGGAGTTACAGTATTTGTTGGTGTCTGTGTTTGAGTTACAGTTGGTGTCGGAGTAGGAGTTACTTTTCTCTTAACATACAATCTATCACTAGAATAAAAATAAATTGTAAAACTAGGACTACCACTACAAGATGGGGAAATAAATATAGGTTCAGCAACAAATGTAACAGAAGATGGTGAATTACTAACTAATACATTATTTAGGTAATAATATACTGTTGTATCCCAATCAAAATAATTAGGTGATGTTTCTCCAAGATAATTTGTTAAAACAATATCAACTCTATCACAGAAAAATCCTAAATAACTATCACATAATTCATAATCACTATTGATGATATTAAAATCATATCTATAAGTTGTTCCTGTTGTTCCCATAGTATCTGGACCAACACCACAAAAAACACCAACTTCAGGATTAACACCACTATCAACTAAATTGGTATATGTAATTGTATTATGTGTTACAGTAAATGCTGAATAATCTAATATTTCAGCATTACAATCTTGAACTTGTGGTTCAGAATAAAATAAAGGTAAGTTAGTAGGTGTTGGGGTAATCGTTGGTGTATTAGTATTAGTCGGGGTAGTAGTTGGTGTGTTGGTAGGAGTTTCAGTTTGAGTTTGGGTAGGAGTAACCGTTGGAGTTCCAGTATTAGTAGAAGTTATTGTTGTCGTAGGCGTATTTGTAGGGGTGCTGGTTGGGGTTTCTGTTTGAGTTTGGGTAGGAGTCACACTTGGAGTAATACTCGGTGTAGGGGTCGGTGTTGGCGTAATACAATTTGTTGAACAAGGACCATAAGGTCCAGCAATACCATCTTTGGCAAATCTATTATCATAACAGATAGATAAACCCATAGTAGTTCCTGATACATAAGTTCCACAACAATCAGTATAAAACCATAATGTAAAATCTGTAAGACCAGACATACAATAGTTCGGCGTAGGAGTAGGACTTGGAATTGGAACAAATTCTAATACAATATCATCTATGGCTCTTTGCTCACCTAAATAATAACTAAACTTTTTTCTATAAAATACTTCAGGCATTTATTAAAATCTCTACTTTTTTTATGTATTCATTTATATCAACATCACAAGTTGTTGGAAATATAAATTGTTTTGTTCTTGTTATTCTTTTTTGGTCCTTATGATAAATAACATTTAATGTAATAACGCAACTAATAAGATTTAATGTAACACTTTCAACATAATATTCATCAAAAGCAATTCCATCAACTACATACATATTTTTTTATTAAACAATCCTAATTTTTAATGTTCCTGAAGTATGATAAACTTGTCCAAGAACAACTCCACCTGCTGCCGCAGCAGTATCATCAGCATAATCTAATGATGCGTATTTGAATACAACTAAGTTTTCCACAAATGTAGCAACTGATGTAGTAGATGTTCTACCAGAACAACCTAACATAATAGCACTTGTGTGTCCTGATATTGTATTACTTTGACCACCAATAATTGATGACCTATCACTTGTGTTTCTAATAGTATTAGCATTACCACCAATAATTGTAGATTTTGACCCAGGTGTATTATTGATTGCGTTTGTGTCACCACCAATAATTTGGTTTCCACCACAACATGCTCCCCCTGCGTTAATAGAGTTTGACCTACCACCTAATATAGTGCTGTCTGTGCCATTTACTATAGAACTAGCATAAGTGCCAAACATACCCCCCTCGAAACAACCACTAGCACTATTTTGATGTCCTCCAATCATAGCAAAATTAGCAGAACTAGTTATTGTTGAACCTTGATTTTGATTAAGACAATAACTTGAGCCATTTATGGTAGTTGAGAAGCCACCAATTATAGCATTACTATCACCACCATTTATTAAACTATTTATATTACCACCAATTATAACTCCATTCAGTTGAGTAGATGATATTGTATTAGTTATTCCACCCCCAATTAAATTATTACCTCCTGATGAAGTAATAGTATTAGTTCCTGTTCCAAGAGACACAACATTTTTTAATGTATCACTAACATATCTAAATGGACTTGTATATCCACTAAACTTGAAGGTTTCTGTATTACCGCTGTTGTTCATTACGAACCATCTTAAATCCGCAGCGGTGCCGGTCCAAGTTGGTAATGCGCTTATTAATATATCTGCCATTTTAATTTATTTTAATTTTCTATATTTATGTAATCACCATTTTCTGTCTGAATAAAATCACCATTTTCTGCTTTTAATCTAAATGATGGTGGTGGTGTAGAACTTGGTGTTGGAGTATTCGTTGGTGTAACAGTAGGGGTCGGTGTTGATGTGTTAGTTGGTGTAATGGTTGGTGTCGGAGTAGCACTCGGCGTAGGACTTGGAGTAATATCAGGAGCAGATGTTTGTTCAGGAACATTCATTACCACTTGCCACACATTACCCTTGTGTAGTTTTTCACCCAAAGGTTTCATTAACTCTTCAATAGATTGATTGATTGGTTGTCTTTTAGCAGGACTACCAGGTCTCCAATTTTTACCTCCCCATTTAATCATATAATACTTTTTTTTGGCTAATAAAAGGGGAGCATTTAACTCCCCCTTTAAGTTTAATTATTAAGATTGGAATGTAAAACCACCCGCAGTGAATACCGCTGCGATAGTAGTAGTTACATCTACTTCTCTAATTGATGTAGGTTCACCACCAGAAATAGTAAGAGCAGATGCTCCATTTAAATCTGTGTAAGCCATACCAGTTTGTAATGAACTAGCAGAAACAATTCCTCCATTATCAAGGAACACTAACCAGTAACGGTTGTTGTTGTCTTCTACAAGAGCATATACTTCGTTTTGTGAAACTAAATCCACCACAACATCTCGTAATGTTGTGTCTAATTTCGGTAAGTTCAGAACCAGTTCAGGTTGGAATGTTACCGACTGTGATGTAGTATTTACACCCAAGTTTTCTGTTAATGAAGCAGATTGCTTTGGTAATTGGAATTGAAACCAAGTTCCAGTTCCACCAATAGCAGTTACCATTCCATTTGATGTAGTATAACCAGTGATTTCACTTCCAACTCCTCCCAAGAACCAAGCAGTTTTTAAACCACCTGTAGAACTTGTTCTACAATCTAAAGTGTATCCGGTTTGAATATAACAAGATGCCATAATATATTTTTATTTTAATTTTATTTTTTTATGTGCCTTACGACACTATTGATTACTTACAAAGACAGAAAGATGCCACATCAAAAATACCTAAACCATAAGTAACATGCGCTTGAATTTTAACGATGTCTTCAAATGGGTCATAGATAGATTTAACGGTCATAATTTCGCTGTTCATACCAACCATATAATAGCCAGCAGGTCCAGCATAATATGCTGAAACACCATCAAGACCAACTGTAGGAATTACTCTTACATTTGAACCTGGTAACATTAATGACCATTCTTCACCACTAGTAGAACCAGCACTATCTAATGTAAATAAATTCACGAATGAACTATTTCTCATAGAAGCAACAAGTGCTCTGTAGTTAGCGTAAGAACAGAAGATAACTAAATCGTCTCTGTGTAATACATTCGCAGGAATGTTTTGGTAGATAGCAGAAAATACATCTAAACCGTTTGATGCTGTAGCAGCAGTGTAAGCGATTTGAGTAGCACCATTACCTGATGTAATTAATTGACCAACACCAGCGAAACAAGCCGAACCATAAGTTCCACCAGTTGTAGTTGTGTTTTGCCATAATTGTTTTTCTACTTGATTAGCAATTCTATTAGAAATATCTGTTAAAATTACCTCTTCAAATGGAACATTTTCTTGAAAGTTAGCATTAGTTAATGACTGACTCAAGTATGTATCGTAGAGACTATAAGGACATAATTGTTGATTCACTTTTTTATTACATAAGTCAACGGTAACCAAGTTCTGAACTGTATCACCTGTTGGGTCAAATCCACAAGATAAATCCTGTAAGATAACATCGTTTGTTACAAAACCTACTTTTTCAGTTGTTCCTTTTAAGTTAGGTCTGATTGTAGCATATTTAGGTAATGTTAATCCTAAAATTGCCTTGATTAACATATCCGAACCATATGAGTTATATGTAGGAAGGTTTGTTAAATCGTAATTGAATGAAAACTTTTTCTTTTCCATAATGTTTATTAATTTTTGTTTTTTTTATTGTTTATTTTCTTAATGATTTAATAAGTTCTAACTTATAATCTTCAAAAGTTTCAGTCATAGTTTTCTTTTCAATTACAGAAAACTTTTCTGGTGATTTCTTAAAACTATTGAAATCATTTTTTAATGCTAATAAATCAGCACTCATTTTTCCTTTCATTGATTCCATTTCCGATTTCATTTTCGTCATTTCCTCAATCATTGGACCTAGTAATCCTAATAATCTGTCTAGTCCATCGTTTTCACTTTCAACTCCTGATGCTGGCTCTTCAGTAATTCCTGATTCAGGACTACCTACTTCTGCCATTTCTTCAGCACTTGATTCAACAGCATCTTCTGCGATGGTGTCACCTGATTCAATTGCGATAATCACTGATTCAGCATCAACGGTTACCTTAAGATTTTCACGAGTTATATGCGAACCAGCGGGTGCCGGTGTAAGTGTTGATTCACCTACAACATACAATACTTGACCAATTTTCAAATCTTCGTCTAGGTTATTAGTTACTTCAGTTCCATCTTCTAATTTTGTTGTATAGAATTTTTCAGCCTTGAATGTAAATTTTAACAATTCTGCGATTTTATCAATTGCTTGTTTTGCGTTCATAATTTAAATTATTTAAATTTATTGTTTATGTATAATAAATATACTTTTGTTTTGTTGTGATATAAAAACACAACTATTTTACTTGGTTCAATATGTTAATAATATCATCAAGTATAATGTCTTCTTGTGTAAAATCTTGTTTGTAGAACTTTAATAAGAACTCACCCTCCACACTGGCACCTTTAACTTTTCCTGACTTAATATAATCATTCCAAATCATATCACCTTCTTCTGTATCTAATATCTTATAACCACCAATCCAAGAACCAAATGGAACTTGTTGTTCTGTAAATCCTAATTGATATACTTTGTCCATTGGACCAGTAACAATCCACGATTCAACCATAACAATATCGTTAAACTTTTGGTCACTATGTTCAAGGTTTGAGGCTCTTAACCTACCCTCAATCATAAACTTATTTCTAATCTTTTCAATTACTTCTGGTTTAAATCTTACGAAATATGTTTCATCATTTTCAATTCTTGGAATAAGAATGTTTGGTAACATAAGTGGAGTATAAATCATTCGTTGTTCATCGTCTGCCTTAAACATTTGTTTAGACATATTCTGTTGGGATACGATATAAGCAACCTCTGATTTTCTTTTTGTTTCTGGTGAGTAGTATCCATTATTCGGCATTGACTTTGGTGGCATACCTGCCTTACCTTCTGCGAACCCTTCATCTGATTTTGATTTGTTTTGGAATAAGTATTTCTTCCAAGCGTGAACACAATTTGGTCCTCCCTTGTATAACCACTTTGAGTATGCTTGACCTTCGTGTCCAAACTCTACATTTGTATCCCTCAATAAATCAATTTCTAATCTACGAAAGTATCTGTTTTCTATTGATGAACAGAATTCTCTATCAGGTGCTCCTGATAATACTCGTTCATACTTGAAATATATTGTTGGTG